CCCACCGGATTTGCCGTCCTCAACTGGGTAGAGGTCAATCCGTACAAGCCAAGCCAGCAGAACACGCCGGGCGAGTTCTTTTTGTCGCGGCGATACGGCAACGATTACAGCAGCTTTGCGGCCCTCAACGAGCGGCGCGACTATTTCTTCGCGGAGTTCAGCAATCAGGTGGATTACGTGGGCTGGCCTGCTGGCATCAGAGTTGGCGTGACGGCCAAGTGGGGATGGGATAAGACGCCCGAAGAAGTGCAAGAGGCAGTTCTTGAAACGGTGGCCAACATCTGGCGGTCCAAGGATCAAAGCTTTGCTCGAGCGGTGGCCATCGACGGAATCGCGATCATCAACCAGCCGCTCCCACCGAGGGCGCAGATGATCGCGGATGGCTACAAGGCAGGGAGGGCGATGTTCGCATGAATTTTGCCGTAACCATTGATGGCGTGGAACAGTCACGACGAGCATTCCAGACGCTCAATGAGACTGTGCGCGACTTTCGCGAAGCGTGGCCAGAGATCCACATGTACTTTCTCCGGGCGACCCTCGAGGAGTTCGACGCGCAGGGGGCCAGGGGCGGGGCAGCGTGGCAACCGCTATCAGAGAGATATGGCCAATGGAAGGCGAAGCGGTATCCCGGCAAGCCGATTCTTGTTCGAACTGAGCGGCTCCGGCGGTCCTTCTCGCTTGCTGGCCAGAAAGGCGGAGATCAGATCTATGATGCTTTGCCAGAATCGCTCACCATTGGATCGGCGGTGCCTTATGCGAGGTTTCACCAGCGCGGCACCTCGAGAATGGCGGCACGGCCAATTCTGCAGCCTACGCAGCGCGATATTGACCGTATTGTCTCGAGGCTGTTTCGCTTTGCTGAGCGCGGGGCCAGAGATGCGGGCTTCCAGACGCAATCACGTGCACGTCTCACACCGGGGGCTGAGTAATGGCATACACGACTACGAGGTACAGCGCAGAGTTCGGACTTCGGATACTGGACAACATCCAAGCATTTCTCGAAGCGTCAACGGCCACCGCGATTGCGGAAATTGACGCAACACTGCGCAATTTTACGGACTGCCGGACGCCGACGCCGATCGTGCTCAACTTCCCCGCTCTGTTCGTGTCGACCAGCAATGAGCAGCTGGAGCAGTCGGACGATGACTCACATATCCGGGGCCGGATAGAGATCTATATTGATATCGCGGTTGATGGAGTCGACGCCTACACGCTTCAGCGAACAATCTTGAAATATACGCTGGCAGTTGACCGAGTACTTCGCACGATGACCGTTGCTGACCTGCTAGGCGGTGTCACCACCTCGACGGTGACAGAACCAGTGTGGGAGGTGACGGAGCATCAGTTTGGGATACTCAGACAAAACGACACAATTTACCGTCTGGATTCACGGATAATTCTGGCGGTGCAATTACTGGAGAGATAAATGGATTATCGCAAGAAGGCTGAATCAATGACTCTTCCCCCGTTGCCGTGGACTCACGAGGCACTCGGTGAGGAGAAATACTGTGAAATTGCGCGTGAGCTGGGTTACTTTGATCCTCGCTCAGAGCAGAAAAACTATCGTCCACCGCTTGATCCGCATCCCTACAAGGATCTCATTCGGGCAACCAAAAAGGAGAAGTAACACATGCCAGGTACAGCCAAGAACTATAACGCAAATCAAATCATTCTCGGGCCTGCTGATGTATGGCTCAATGTGGGGGTGCCTGCTGCTAATGCGCGTATGGTGCTGCATACTGACGGTACGCCAGATGACACGAATACAGGATGTATCCATCTTGGTATGACGGTCGGCGGCACAACGTTTGAATACGTGCCAGAGATTCAGGACTTTTCGTCCGATGAACTGACTGCTCCGCACCTCTCGCGCATCATGACAGAACGCGCGACGCTCAAAGGCGAGTTTTTGCAGGTGTTCAACTGGTCGTTGTTGGAGCGCATGACCGTGGGTGGCACGAGATCGGTGGACACTAACACGTCGACCGGATACGAGCAGCTCACCATGGGCGGCCTCTCGACCATCAGCACCTATTCCGTTGCACTGATCGGGCAAGATATTTTTGGCACGAATCAGTGGTGGGTGGTGCAGTTGTACAAAACGTTTAATCGGGCTGGCTTCAACTTTATGGTTACCCGCAAGGATCAAAGCCGCGCCCCATTTGAGTTCAATGGGTTGGCTATTACAACTCGTGCGACTGGCGACCAGATCGGAAACTTCTGGCATCAGGGCGTTGCCAATACGTAAACACGCAATCATTGAGAGGCTACAATGAAAGCAAACGAGTACAGACAGAAACGCCAGACAGTAGAGTTGACCGGAGAAATCACTCTACCGTCTGGCGCAGTGTTTACAATGCGACGTCCACCGCTTGATCTGTGGATGGCGGCTGGGCGCATACCGCAATCATTTCTTCGAGCGATGCTCGAGGCGCAGCAGGGCGGCAGTAATGCCAACGTGCAGTTTTCGCCAGAGGAGACGATCGAGGGGCTAAACTTTTTGGCCGAGGCGGTGGTCTATTCCTGCGTGGAGCCACGAGTGGCAATCAAGTCTGATGACCCCGATGTGTTGCTACTGTCAGAGCTTGAAGCGGAGGACTTTCGTTTCCTAACCGGCTGGGTACAAGCGGGATCTCCTGGCGTCCCGGTGAAAACTGAGACAGGGGAGGTGCAGCCCGAGAAGCTGCGCCGGTTTCGTCAGAAGCGACCAGGGGGAGGCTTTGTTGGCGATAGCGATGACGGCCAGCAAGTTCGGGACGAGGCCGAGCAGGTTGCTGCAATTGGCTGATGCGGGAGTGGCCTTCGACTTTGACAACTGTGCGGCCGTGAAGTTGCAGCAGTGGGAAGATGAGCGGATGGCCGCAATGTGGGGTAACGGTGGTGAGAGGCAGGTAACACTCGATGGCGTTAGACCGTGACCAAGTAGGACTGCTCTTCAAAATCGATGTCAACTCGATGGACGCTCGGCAGCAGCTCGAGCTGTTCCAGGGCGTCGTTCAGGGAATGGCCGCGGAGACATCGGCGCAACTGTCACGAGTGGGTGACCGCTTCCGCTTGTTTGGCGATCAGGTCAGAAATACTGGTCAGCAGTTATCAAACACGTTTGGCGATGCGGCAAGAAATCAGCTTGCCGGATTTGTAGGGCAATTTGGTCTAGTTGGTGACGCTGCGGCGGGAATGATCCCAAACTTGACCGGCAGCGCGGCGGCAATGGCTGGCGTAGCAGGTGCAGCGGTTGCGGTGACAGGCGCGTTGACCGCAGCGGCTTTACAGACGGCCAATTATGCGGGAGCATTGAACGACCTGGCCGACGTGAGCAATCTCGAGATTGACACGTTGCAGGGGTTGAATGCAGGTGCTGCGCTAGTGGGCCAGTCGTTTGAATCACTTACGTCAACCACCGTTGTATTTCAAAAGCAAATTGAAGCCGCCAAAAAAGGCAACGAGGACATGGTGGCGACGTTTCGGGCACTTGGCGTGGATCTTAACGGATCTGTGGATCAAGCGTTTCGCCAGACCATCGAGCGGCTGGCCAGTCTCGAGGACGGGTCACAAAAGACCGCATTGGCTACAGAGCTGTTTGGCAAAAAAGGTATTGATCTTCTCAAGATCATGAAGGAGATGGATGGCTCTTACGCAAACCTGATTGATAAAGCAGACGAGTTCGGCGTCAAGTTGTCTAAAGAACAGGTAGAGGCTGCTGACAAGTTTGGCAAGCAGCTCGACATTCTGAAGATCAAAGCGCAAGGCATTGCTTATACGATTTCGTTTGAGGTGGCTAAAGCATTTTCCGACCTGAAATCTTTGATGGACTTTGGCAGTGTCATTGACCAGTTCCGGCGCGTGTATATGCCAGGAACAGTCAAAGCTGAAGAAGATGCCAAACGTGCAGCGGATCAAGCAGCGCAAAGCAAAGCTCAAGCTGATGCGCAACGTCGTGCAGATGTTCAAGCTGATTTTGAATTTGAACAGATGCGCGAACAGAAGCGCAAAGAGTTTGAAAAGCAACAACAAGATGCAGCGTCAAGAAGAAGCGCGGCAAAACCGCGGCAGTTGGTCAACTTGCCTTCCGGCGATGCCGTGGCGCGAATCTATGACCAGTATCTAGCCAACATCAGGGCACAGGAGCAGCGCGTCGAGGCGGAGCGTGAGCAGTTGCGAATCGCAGCACTGGCCGACGAAGAATCACGCATCATTGACGCCCAGCGACGGATCGAAGAGAACATCCTGCGAGTACGCTTGCAGATCGCCCAAGGCACAGAAGGCGCGTTGGCCGAGCGTGTCTTGAATATCAAGCTGGGCAACCTCGAGCAGGAAGCCACGGCGATCAATCGCAAGCTGCTTGATCTGCAGTCTCAGCGTGTAGCGCAAGAAGAAGCCTATGAAATGGATCGCGTTGCGCGAGTGCAGGCCGCTGAGGAGCGCATTCGGGCCGAAGCGCAAGCCACGCATGATCAGTTC